AGTAGATTGGGCAGGAGGATCAGCACCAGATGCACCGGGAAATAGTGAAGTAAACGGGTATGGTTTCTTTACACGTGATGGTGGTACTACTTACTACGGCTTCCTTGGAGGGGCAGCACTTGGCTAAATCATTCTTCAATACAGGACTGTTAGGTGCGGCTGGTTCTTCTGGCCCATCAGACGATCAGTTCAATCGTGTTAGTTTTCTGTCTCATTTTGAGGGCAGTAACAACGGTGTAAACAATGCGTTTGATGATGGCTCTACAAGTAACCACACAATCACAGCCAATGGCAATGTAACGCAAGGTTCCTTTGGGCCATTTGCTAGACCTGATGGTGAGTGGGGTTGGGACTTTGATGGGGATGATTATCTTACCATTGCATACAGTAGTGATTTTAATTTTGGGACAGGGTCTTTTACAGTTGAGGCTTTTGTATTTTTAAAAGATCTTTCTGGCATACAAGGTATTTATTCTACGAATACAGGTGCGAACCCTGTTCCTAAAATTGTAATGTATTTAGATGGTGCGACTCCAAAACTTCATATAAACGCTTTAAATGGTTCAGGCAATCTTTCTTTAAATTCAACTACAGATATAACAGTCGGCACATGGAACCACATAGCTTTTGTAAGAAATTCAAGTACATGGTATTGGTTTATTAACGGCACTCAGGCTGGTACTGGCAGTAACAGCACAAACATAACATTTAGCAATGTAGCTACCACTATAGGGTATGGGGGAGAAAGTTATTTTTCAGCCATGAATGGGTTTATTTCAAACTTTAGGGTAGTCAACGGCACAGCTTTATACACAAGTAATTTTACTGCACCAACATCTCCATTAACAGCCATTACTAACACCAAACTACTGACCTGCCAATCAAACAGGTTTGTAGACAATTCGGCTTCTGCTCACACATTTACACTATCAGGCAATCCAGCCGTCACAGCATTTGGCCCCATCCTGACCAGCAGTGTGTATAAAGCAGGAACAAACGGGGCGAGTGCATACTTTGATAATTCTGGCGATAGTTTATCCATCCCTTCATCTTCAGATTTTGGGTTCGGCACAGGTGACTACACTATTTCGTTTATGGTTTTTTTAACTGCAATAAATGACTATGATACAATTCTTGCGGTAGGGTCAGGTAATAATGGCCTTGGGCTATTCATACAAAATGGAGTAAATTTAGCCTTTGGCAGAGCAGGAACCGCAGTTGATGTGACGTTTTCAAACGTATTCACAGGACTAGGGCAATGGAACAGCATAGTTTTCAAAAGAGCTTCGGGTGTGGTAACGGTTTATGTAAATGGCAGTTCTGTCGGCACTAATAATACATCATCTAGCCAATTTGATTATCAAGCTGCGGCTATAAGTATTGGTACAGAGACCAATGGCAGCGCCAACCCTTTTGGTGGCATTATATCAAATTTTAGAATTGTCAAAGGGACGGCACTTACGCCATCGTCAGGGTTTCCGACAAGCAATCTAACCGCCGTAACAAACACCAAGCTATTGCTCAACATGGCAGACGGACAGGCGATTGACAGTGCTGCACAGAATAATCTGACGTTGGTTGCCGACTCTAAAATATCTACAGCACAGAAAAAAATTGGCACTTCTTCATTGTATGTAGATGGCAGTGGTGACTATGTAACATTTCCAAACACACCTTTTGGCACAGGAGATTTCACTGTTGAATGTTGGGTGCGTTGCCTTGGCACTTCATATGATAAGGGGATTTGGGACAACCATACATCTTCTGGCTCGTCGGACGGATTAACTTTAACCAGAATTTCAGAGCAACAATTTAGATTATTTGGCACTGGTGAATTGATACGTTCTGGTAATTTCACAATTACAAACACTTGGGTAAATGTAACCGTTGTTAGGTCTTCTGGAACTTTAAATCTTTTTGTAAACGGCGTTTCTCAAGGAACTACTAGTTTCACGACAGACCTTAATAGCGTGGCTGATTTCGTTATTGGTGGTGGCCGTTATAGAACTGGGGGCCCCGAAACTGGTTCATTAAATGCGTATATAGATGAGTTTCGCATAAGCCACATGGCCCGTTACACTAGCAACTTCACGCCAGATACAGAACCATTTGCAGACAAAGGACAGTAACAATGAAGATAGCAAAACTAGATGGCAGCACTATAAGCGAGATAGCAGACCACAAGTCTATGTTTCCTAACACTAGCTTTCCTAAAGCTGGCCCTGATGTTGATTGGCTTGCGGCTAACTCATGTGCCGAGGTAGTTGTGTTCCTAGCTTATGATAGTGCCACACAAAAAAACGAGGCAGTCACGCCATATCTGCAGGACGGTAAAGTATATACTCGCCGTGTAACTGACATGACTACTGAGGAACGTGCTGCTGTAGTCACTGCTGTTAATGCTGAAGTAGCTACACGTAACAGAGCAGAAAGAGATAAACGTTTAGCTAGTTGTGATTGGGTAGTAACTAAAGCACTAGAAGCTGGAGGGTCTGTACCTAGTGCATGGGTAACTTACCGCACAGCATTACGTGATATTACAGGACACTCTAACTGGCCTAACTTGGCAAGTCCTGACATAGAAGGCAATGGGGGCGATTGGCCTACGGAACCTAGCTAATGGATATCAACTGGACATTAGTAACAATAGCAGGGGCATTACTAGCACAGGGTGCTGCTGTAGTGTGGGCAGTGTCCAGTATGGTATCAGACATTAAGTATAACAGGGCTGAGATAACTGATGTAGAAACCAGTACAGCAAGACTAGCTGATGATATACATGAGAATGACGTAATGATTGCACGTATTGATGCAAATGTAGAAGCAATCAAGGAAGCATTAAATGTGGTTACGACTAGCCACGCACAGAACTAATTAAATGATTGACCCCATCACAGCTTTTGCTGCAGCTAACGCAGCCTTCAAAGGGGTCAAGATGCTAGTAGGTGCTGGCAGAGAGATACAAGATGTATCACAGCAACTAGGTGCATGGTACGGTGCAGTAGCTGACATTACTAGGGCTGAGTCCCAACGTAAAAACCCTACGTGGTTAGACAAGCAGACACACGGTACTGACAACATAGAACAAGAAGCAATGGACATTATTGTTCGTAAGAAAACATTGCTTGAGAAAGAAAAAGAAATAAAGTTTATGTTAGACTACAGGTTTGGTCTTGGCACATACGATGAAATGTTAGGTATGCGTAGGCAAATACGTAAGGAACGTGAAGAGACTGTGTATGCGGCGATGGAAGCTAAAAGACAGATGGCAAACAACGCAGCTATAGGTGGCCTATCATTACTAATAATTGGTGTATTAGGTGGGGGCATATATCTGATATCACTAGGAATTGGTTAATGATTAATATTGTTGTGTTACCCCTTGTGTTAGCAGGGCTGTTAAGTAACCCTGAGTTTGTACAGTGTCACTTAGCAAAAAGAGTTAAGATACAGGGAGAAATGGTTTGCATTTACCGTGGACCTAATGGTACAATAGGATATCATTACCCTATGTTTAAGTTTAGTGAATGCCCTAAGACGTATATGTGTAGATACACACCTAACGCTAAGAAGAGAGTATCAGTTCAAGATATACTTGACGGATTAAAGGACGGATTTTAATAATGATTAATCAAAGACTTAATGAAGCTGTAGCTAGAAAGTTTGGTTACAATGGTCCTGCTGATAGTGAAGCAGTTGATAAATTTTTAATGTCAAAACCTGAAAGTATTGCTACCGTCCGTAGAGCTTTAAATATTATGAAACCTACTACAGCTATGGCAGAAGGTGGTGACACTGAGACTACTGCAACTACTACCCCTGTAGAACCTGATGATGTACCTACCAAGACACCAGAAGAGATGGCTGAAGAAATTCAAAGAGGTCAACAAGAGTCTGTATACAAAGCTTTTACTGATCCATCTAATCTTATGAAAACACCTGAAGTAGCTACAATAGACCCTTCTGCTGCAGGTACAACCGTAGACCCGGCTACTGGTCAGATTACTACAGCCACACCTCAAGTTGATCCTGCTACAATAGCTGCTGCAACCACTGTTGCAACACCTGATACAGTGATGCCAGAAACAGTAGATGCTAAGACAGCATCAGGAGAAGTAATCACAGCTATATCTGATATAGATCCAGTGACAGGTGTAGTATCAGACGCAGCAAAAGTAACTGCTGCCACAATGGACCCAACAACCACTGGTGTAAAAGACTTAACCGCAGCTCAAGGTGAAGCTGTAGTAATGACTAACCCTGTGCAGAGAGAGATACAGGACGGTGAGCTTGTCTCAGGTGCGGCTGATGCTACCAAAGCTGCTGCATTTACTGAGCAGGTACAAGCCGCCACAGCTACCCCATCAGAAAAAGCTACAGTACAAGGCCAGTTGTCCACACTCATGGCAGACTTTGAGGGTGGTGAAACACCAGCATGGGCTGCAGGAGCTATGAGAGCAGCTACAGCAGCTATGGCTGCACGTGGACTAGGTGCTAGTAGCATGGCTGGACAAGCTGTTGTACAAGCTGCTATGGAGTCTGCATTACCTGTTGCTATGGCTGATGCACAAGTTGTTGCAGGTTTTGAAATGCAAAACTTGTCAAACAGACAACAACGTGCTATGCTTGCAGCTCAACAACGTGCTACCTTTATGGGTCAAGAGTTTGACCAAGCGTTTCAAGCACGGGTATCTAATGCTGCTAAGATTAGTGATGTAGCAAACATGAACTTTACTGCGGAGCAACAAGTTGCTTTGGAGAATAGCCGTAATGCTAACACAGTTAATCTAGCTAACCTAACAAATAGACAAGCTTTAGTATTAGCTGAAGCTTCTGCTATCTCACAGCTTGAATCTCAGAACTTATCTAACCAGCAACAGGCTGCTGTACAGAATGCCAACTCATTCTTACAAGTTGATATGGCTAACATGAACAACGAGCAGCAGACTTCTATGTTTAAAGCTCAGTCTGTCGTACAGTCACTACTTACAGATCAAGCTGCTGAGAATGCTGCACGTCAGTTCAATGCCTCTAGTGAGAATCAGACAAAGCAATTCATGGCTAACCTTAACACACAGGCAAGTCAGTTTAATGCTGCACAAGAGACTGCTATCTCACAGTTCAATGCTGGTGAAGAGAACGCATTGGATAAATTTAATGCAAGTATAGAAGAACAACGTAATCAGTTTAACGCACAGAATAGTCTTGTCATAGCTCAGTCTAATGCGCAGTGGAGGCAGAACGTAGGCACTCTTAATACTGCAGCACAGAACGAAGCTAACATGATCAATGCTGCTACTGTCAATGCGTTTACTCAAACTGCTATGGATCAGATATGGCAACGTGAACGTGACCTGATGGACTATGCATTTAAAGGGGCCGAGGGTGAAAAGAACAGACACCTAGAGTTATTAATTGCGGATAAACAATCACAAAATGCTGATTTAAATCGTGAGTCTTCTGATAAATCAAGTAGAAATCAACTGCTTGCATACTGGCTATTTAGAGACTAAATAAGGAAAAAGAATGAAACAAGATTTTAGCTATGGGCCAATACTAAGTAAGGTTAAGAAACACCTTGCTAAAGGGTATGCAGTGGGTGGAGTTGTTACTGCAGAAGAAGAAGGTAGACAAAGAGGTATAGGTTCAAGAGGTCTAATTAAAAGACCTAACGTAATGGATTCACCTGAACCTAGAAGAGATTTTCTCAGTTCTTTTTTAGAAGGCCAAGATCAAAAGTTTAAGAAGATGAAAGAGTTTCAACTTGCTGGTAATTTTCCTTTTTCAGGGGTTAATTTAAGTGGGGGTTTTGAAGGGATATCAGAAACACAGGTTAAAGAAATTAGTCCTACAGTTACTAATATAGTAAGAGCGATAAGCATGACAGAAAGTAGTGGTGGTACAAATTTAAAACATCCTCTTGTTAAAAAAGGTCAGTACAAAGGTCAGAGGGCAATAGGTGAATATGCTATTATGCCCGGCAATGTAAAAAGCTGGACAAAGGAAGCTCTTGGTTCTGAAATGTCTATAGAAGATTTTAAGGATAATCCTGCTGCGCAAGCATACGTTACAGAGTATAAAATAGAAGAGTTTTATAAAAAGTATGGTACAGTTGAAGATGCTGCATCTGTTTGGTTTACTGGACAGCCTGTAAAGAAAGCAGGTAATGTTAATGATGGGTACATAAGTGCGCCTGAGTACTTACAAAAGTTTATGAATAATTATTTAGATACTAAGTCTGAAATACCTAAAGTAGCGGGAGGAAAGTAAATAATGTTTGATGCACCAATCCCCGGCCAGTCTCTAACCACTGAACCTAAGAATTATCCTTGGGAAAACCCCCCACAGTTTGACAGAGCTGAACAAGCTTTGATGTGGCACATGGAAAGACTAGAAGAACCTAAACGTATGGAGTCTATCTTATACTTTCTTGAAATGGATGTAGATGTAGTAACATTAACCGAAGGTATCCTTCGTAATGCTGTAGCTGATGGTAGACACACCATAGATATTAGCTTAATGATTGCCCCTGTTATACACCAATACATAGTAGGCATAGCTGAACTTGCGGGTATTGATTTCAAAGAGGGTACAGAAGAAGAAGACACTGACCCAAAACAATTAGAATACATACGCAGAGAAAAAGAGGCTATTGAAATTCTTAAAGATATTAAAAGTGGAGAAGAACCTGATCTAACTGATCTTGAAGCTGCTACTCCAAAGCCAAGTAAACCTGCACCAATGCCCGAAGAAAAACCTAAAGGTTTAATGGCAAGACCACAAGGAGTTAATTAATATGGCATTTCAATACGGTGGTATACTAGATGGTATCATGCTTGCTGAACAACACAATGAAGCAGATGAAAAAAAAGCACTAGACAAGGAGCAGTACGACAAAGAGTGGGCTTTTGCAAGGGAGAAGTTTAACTTCCAAGTGGCCGATGCAGCAGAAAGCAACCTGCTTAAATACTTAAGCACTTATAAATCCAAAGGTGGTAGTAGTGGCTCAGGTAGTGTTGCAAATGACGTTAAACTTACAAACACATTAAAAACAATACAAGGAATCTTACCTGATGGTAGTAATGTAGCTGCTCAACTTGTTAATGCTAGCCTTCCAGATTTAGAAAAAGCACTAGGAATTATTCAAGCAGCACGAAAAGATGCTCAGGAACGTGGACAAATTTGGACGCCAGAACTTTCAGAGGATCTTTTTGAAGAACTGTATGTAACTACAGTTGTAAATAATAATGCTTTTGATCCTACTGCGCTTGCAGAATCAGCAGGTATTGATTTAGAAGGTAACTCTAGTTTTGGTGTACCTTGGAAAGAAATACTTAAACAATATACCGTTCCAGCAACAACTACCGCAGTTAATATCATTGAAAACACACGAGTAGAACCTCTTGATCTTGCTGCGCAAGCTAAATTGCAGAGTACATATAGACAATCTTTAGAAAACCCATTAGCTAACATGAAAGCAGAGTTTGATGCTAAAATAGCTGCAGGACAAACTGTTGATCAGTCTTTAGTGCTAAAAGTAGATCAAGCTCTTGCTAATCTTAAATCAACTGTCCCCTCTACAAGGCTTGCAGTAGAATTAGTTGGCCCTCAAGTTGCTATAGAATTACTTACTATGAATCCTAATGCTCAACAATATCGTACTTATATTAATAAAGGTTTAGTGTTCTCAGAAGATGCAGCAGGAGAAGAGTTACTTGCTCAAGCAATAAGAGTTGGATTGCTTGGAGAGGGTGATAAAATTATGTTAGGCACACGGCTAGTACCTCTAACTGCTGCAACTGTGGCAGCGGCACAGGAGAATTAATTTTGGGTAATAATATATTTGACACCCTTGGTCCAGAGGTACTTCAGCAACCAGTACAAGGTGCCTCAAGTATCTTTGATACTCTTGGTCCTGAAGATTCTCAAGTTGAAGAAAAAGAAAAATTACCAACAAGAAAGTTTGTACCACAATCTGCTTCTGAGCTATACAAAATTCAAGAATGGAAAAAAACTTTAACAGAAAATATTTTTGATACGCTTGGAGAAGGAAGAGAAGTAGAACAAGCAGAGCAAGAAAATGGCTTTGGTTATTCTACCATCATGAATGAGTTAGGTAAATTTGAAGGTGACATTACAGAAGAACAAATGATAGCTAACCCTGTTATCATGCAGGGTCTTAGGGAAATCATGAAGTCTCGTTACAGTGAAGACACACGTAACAAATGGACTATGGATGAAAAGTATGACAATACTGCAGATGATTTAACCGTACTAGATGAGTGGCAAAACTGGAATAGGTCACTAAGTGGTGGTCAAACTGTGACAACAGCTAATGATCTTGCGTGGTTTTTGG